AATCGAGAAGCCATTTCTTGTAATCTGGAATAGCTTCGATACGTTGTTCTTTCTTTTGTATTTTACCAGAAGCATCATCTGGACATCTATCTGACAATATAGACATTATGTTAGACCAGTTTCGGTGATGAAACACTCCCTGCACTAGTGTTATCCCTTTAGCCTCACAAATAATTTCTAATGCTTTCATCTTACTCAGAGTATGCATGATGTCGGTCTTGGAGTCATATGCCTCATCAAACATATATTTGTAAGAACGTCTCCATCCTTTATCATAGATATTTTCAGTGCGTAATTGGGAAAACTGAGTAACATCTGTTTGTCGACCAATTTTAACGTCGCGATTATTTGGCATATATTCTACAACTTCTTTTCGTTGCCAAGCGGACCACATAACAACTACATGAGTAATCGTATTGCTAGTCGAATGAATATAGTCAGTAACTTCACGGAATATTTTATCATTACATGCACCACAGATACCACGATTCTCGTAGTCTACCCCTAGTTTTTTAGCAAGAAGGTGTGTAAATGTGTGTTCCCAATGAACGGGTGGGTCTTGATCAAACCCTTCCAATTCATCCCCCCATACAAAACTACAACCGGCAGTTAAAAGCATTATTGAAACAATTCCTCATACAGTTCATAGACTTCATTAGCCTCTGTGCGAGACTCTTCCATGTTTTGTTTATGGTAGATAGTCGCAAGTTTTCGGAAGTGCTTCTTATCGACTCCGTACTTCTCGTTGGTAACATCCACGATGTCTTTCATCAACTCTTTCTCAGCATCGATACGCAACATACTGTCAGACATCTCTCTAATCGCGTCTGCGACTTTCTTTTTATCTTCTGGTCCAATCATACTAGTCTTACTCCACTTGTCGCTTCTGTCCACGCATCCGAAAATGCAGTATTGGTTTTAGTACATAGTACGTATTGTTGAAAAGAAACTTTATCTGGATTCTCTTCACTAGTCATACATACACCACGGGCAAAACCAATTCCTTGGTCACCATTGATCAACATACGAGGATCGTTAAGGGTCACGGTACCGTTACTGTTAAGACCGTCTAGACGACCGACATATTCACCACTCACTGTGACGACTGTCACAATATCATTATTTTTCATTCTTCACTCTCAATTTCATCAATTAACATATCACGCATTAGTCGTGCCTGCGCATCTTCGGGATTATTCACACTACCACCGTTCACAAATTTGTATGCGAGGGTAATGCGTTGACATCCAGCATAAGCAGCGTGCCAACAGTGTAGGTCTTCTTCATCGCCTGCACCGAAATAATAATGTCGACATTGCCAACCGGCAACATCCTGAATCTTTGTAATCTGGTCTGTCTTCTTATCATAGTACTCAAAGAACCCGTCTCCGGTCTCTGACCATGTGAATAAGACTTGATATGCGTTGGCATCATAGTTAGTGTGCCAACCGACAAAACCGCCAGGCGGATAGTAAGAGAGTAGAGCGGAAGTATGCGCACCTAGGTGAGCGGCAAAGTCGTACTTCACCTTTTGCATAAATCCACCCCACATCTCTTCATCTTCACGCACCATCAAAGAGATTGGTTGTGCGAAGTATCTATCGGGCGGGCCAACCAGACCATCACGACCACGAGACAAACAGTCTTCTAGATAATCACGAGAAGTATAATAATCTCCTTTATGAATATCTTCTGGTTCATGATAGGTCCAATACTTTTTATTATCGTACGATGGTTTAGACAGCATCTCATCGGAGAAACTGTTAAGAGTATCTAGTAACTCTTTATTACGAATAACTACCTCAGTCATTACAAAAAATCATCCTCGTCGTCAATTGCATCTTGAAATCTTTCGTTCGCTTTCTTTAAGTCATTTTCCGTGACAGCACCCATCTCAAGTAAGTATGAGACTGCTGCATTAATCCCTTCTTGTCGACCTGCCCTTTTGGCGAACCAAGTTGCCGCGGCCATGAGCATTATAGTGAAAGCAGTTTGTGTGATCGGATCCATAGTGATTCCCTAAAATTTAAAGTTTTCGAATTTCTCTGAGTCAATTCTCTGACCAGAGTTTGAATTATCAAAAGCTGGACCATTATCTACTTCTTTATTTAGGGGGGAATCGTTTTGGTCTACATCAAATAACCGCATTTTACTTCTGTCAATACCAACAACAAATCTCTGGTTTACACCTAGATCGTTATATCGATTCTTCAACTGTTTAACCAGTATCTGACCATTTGCATTCAACTCATCATTACTGATAAGTGCAAACATCAAGTCTGCTGTTGCAGGGAGACCGAACGACTCTGAGGTGTCCTCAAGACTCACATCATCGTTACTGTAACCCGAACGAGTAGTCTGGGTTGCAGAGACTACGGGAACGTCAAATTCAACAGCAAGTCCACGCAGTTCTTCAGCGATAGATTTGATATATGTATAAGAGTTGATAGCACCACCCATCGACTTCATTCTAGCAGAAGAACATATGTTAAGGTAATCAATGAAGATGATATCCGGTAGGAACTTCTTCTTCAGTTTCAACTCATTAAGAAGTGCACGGAAGTGATTTGCATGTGCACTGCCGGTCGGGTATTCTTTGATAATAAGTTTACCAGTAGTCTTGTCTGCCACAGTCTTGACTCGATTTGTAAACATGTCTTTACTAAGGTGTTCCAACTGGTCAATAGGCACGTTCAGTAGATTCGCATCGATACGCTCTGCAATACGTTCTTCGGACATCTCCATAGTAACATATAAAACGTTCTTGTTCTGACTGAGTGCCGCAGCCGCAGCGTGACACATAAACAGAGACTTACCTACACCAGTACCAGCAAGAGCGATATTCAGAGTCTTGTTAGGCAAACCACCTTTGGTGATACGGTTGAAGTAATCCAAGTCCCAAGAGAGACGTTCTTCATCCATGTGGTAGAAGTCCCACCGTGCATCGATATTCTCCAAGTAGTCGTGACCGACGTTAGTATCGAATGACACAGACAGTGCCTTGGATAATACGTCGGGTATCGCATTCTTGGATAGCTCTTGGTGCTTACCATCAATGATAGAGATAGACTCCATCACCGCATTGAATACCGCACGGTCTTGACACCACTTCTCAGTGCGTTCTACTAACCACGATAAGTCTTCTTCAGCATACTTGAAGATATCTGGGAGTATGTCCATTGTGTGACGATAGTGTTCGTCTGACATACGGTCTTCAGAGTCAATCTCAATCTTGAGTGCTTCTTTAGATGGGAGATTGTTATACTTGGCGATATATGCCGTAAACTCTTTGAATACGCTTTTGTAAGTACCTTCAAAGTAGTCGGGAGAGAGGAAGGGGGCGACCTTCCTCATATAGGAATCGTTAGTCAGTAGATTCCGGAGAATCGTCTGCTGTAGATTGATGTCCGTCATTTGAGTCCTTCTTCTGTAGTGATCCAGTTTCGATTGCCGAATCTAGGATGTCTCCTAGTACCTCACCGGCAAACCCTTGTAGCTGTATATTCTCTGTATTATACACGCTTGGGTCTAATGTGTCAACCACATCGAAGGTAAAACTAATATTTTGTTCTTCTCCATTGATACGGACGTTATTAAAACGAATTGTGACATCGTCATACGGTTCTCGTTTGAGATTCACATTCCATGTTTCTGCACCATCGACCACAGCTGGTTCTAACGTGTAGTCGATATTTTCAGACGGTTTATCTAGATTTAGATCTTTCACGCCAGTTCCTCTTCAATTAATGTTTCAGGATTAATCTCACTCTTGTATCCTATCTGATACGTCTTCTTCAGGAACTCTGCAAAATCACTTGACTCAAAGATAGGTTCCCAGAAGTCAGCAGTCATGGTCTCTTTAAGACGCAACTTAGAGCCTAGTACTTCACCTGTAGTCAAGTCTACTCGTTGATACCAACCATTCGAAGGTTTGTCTACGTAACCACCAGCCAACGCAACATCAAGAAGTCCTGAGTACTTCTGTACACCACCTTCCCAAGATACGCCAATTGGAATCTTAGACTGTTCTTTTACGAATCGAGACTTCTCGACTTTAATCACAAAGTCATAACCAACAATCTCAGTTCCCTGCTTCTCTTGACGACGACCGATAATCCAGATGTTGTCGGCAGAGTAATAGATACCAGTACCACCACTTACTACATCTTTTGGAAACAGACCAATCTCTTTGTAAGTGTGATTGATTGCAAGCATCGGGATGTTCTTCATCGCAAGGTATGGTGTTGACATACGGAACAGACCTTTCAGTGCCTTCGCACGAGACATGTCTGCGACACCCTTCTCGTTTAGTGCATCTTCTAGTTCTTTCTTAGACGCAAGGTTACCGATAGAGTCAATCACGATAATCACATCATCATTGCGGTCCAACTCTTCTAGTTGGCTGATCAAGTCAAACTTCAACTCTTCGACGTTTGCAATAGGTGTGTGCAGTACACGACTAGTGTCAATACCGAATTGTTCGAAGTATGATTGTGGTGAACCAAACTCTGAGTCATAGAACAACATGACCGCATCTGGTTTCGCGTTAAGATATGCACCTGCCATGAGTAAGGCAAAAGATGTCTTAAAGTGTTTGGATGGTCCAGCGAGGACAGTGAGTCCTGGCGAGATACCACCATCGACAGAGCCTGACAACGCAACGTTCACCATAGGAACGTCAGTTGGGACCATATCTTTTTCAGTAAAGAATTTACTCGTCGATAGGGTCGATGTCTCCTTTATCTTCGAGTTTTTCTTTAGTTTGTCCATTATCGACATTTTTGCCTCCAAAATCTACAAATGTAATGTTATTAACTCTTTCACGTTCATCGAGGTCATATTGTACACGATAAGCACTATTGATGTCAAGTACTTTCTCCAATAAATCGAAACTAGTTTCAGTTCCGTCCGCGAACAGATGCGTAGAAAAATCCAGAAAAGCACGTGTGTCTTTAGGAAGACATGCACCACCGAATCCACGTTTACCATCGAAGCCAGGCACACGAGTGTGTCCTAGTCCTACACGATCATCTGCACCCACGGCACGAACGATAGTGTTAAAGTTACACCCATATAAATTTACTATATCATATAACTGATTAAAGAATGTGATCTTAGTAGACAAGAATGAGTTGATCGAATACTTGACAAAGGATGCCTCGTACGCAGTCATGCGATGATAATTATTGGACTCACACGACCCGAAGATTTCATAGATATCAATAAGGTCTTGACATGCTTCTGGCATACCACCCATGACATGAAACTTCGCAGTAACGAAGTCTGCCTTTGCATTCTTCTCTGTGAGGAATTCTGGATTATAACAAAATCGATTCACCTGTTCTCTGTTCATCGCAGAGTATAGACGGTCGATAGACTCCGGAGTAATAGTCGACTTAACAACTACTAGTGCATCGGTATAAACCAGACAGTTAGCAACTGCCGCTTCAACAATACTAGAGTCAACCGAACCATCATCATTCGACGGAGTAGGAGCGGACACGAAGAAACACTGTGGGTGATTCTCTCGTGGGGTGTGTTGTAAATTTTCAACTGAAGTATCATACTTCGGATCATAGAAGTTGAAGTCTACCAGAGGATGCGTAAAAGCATACTCAACGGCTTGACCTACAAACCCATGACCAACAATTCCAATTCGGAATCGTTGTATTTCACCATCAGGCATTGTTCTATCTTCAGACATTATGCAATCCCATTGTAGTCTTTATACCATTCATAAAACCGTTCAACACCTTCTGCAATACTTACTTTTGGTTGGTATCCCAGTGCTTCCAACTTGGTGGTATCCGACCAAGTCTCTAGTGTGTCTGCTGGATGTTTTGGAGCAAGATTCTTAATAGCTTCTTTACCCGTGTTCTTCTCAATCTCGTTGATGAAGTCCATCAATGCAACCTGTTCACCACGACCGATGTTAAATATCTCACCGGACTCAATGTCAGTATTACCTAAAACGATCTCAATACCATCTAGGATATCTTCTACGTAGGTAAAGTCACGTTTCATATCACCGTAATTATACACGGTAATTTCCTTTTCGTCAAGTATATTCTTGGTAAAATCAAACAATGCCATGTCTGGTCGTCCCCAAGGTCCATATACTGTAAAGAATCGTAGACCGACTGTGTTCAAACCAGATGACTGCATCTGACATTCGTTTGCCCATTTGGTGTAGCCATATGCGTTCAACTGTTTACCAGTCTCTTTACCTTCCACCCACGGTACCGGAGATCCGGCATAAACACAAGACGTTGACGCATAGACGATACGAGTGTCTGGAAGATGTTCCTTACACACGTCGATTATGTTCTGAGTTGCGTCGATGTTGTTCTGGTGGTAACTCTTCTCTTTACCTAGAGAGTCACGTACGCCTGCCATTGCGGCAAGGTGAATTATAGTGTCTGGTTGGTAGTCTCGAAGTAATGCCTCAACCTTTAACTCGTCGCGGAGATCACATCCCCAGCAATCTATATTGAAGTGGACCATTCGGTCTCTCTTCAGTGCTGGCGTGTACAGATGATTATTAAAGTTGTCCAGACCCTTAACCTCTAGACCCTGTCTTTGTAATCTGTCACATAATTGCGAACCGATAAATCCGGCCGCACCTGTTACTAAAACTTTTTTCATATCAACTATTCCTGTAAATAAATTCTAATGCCCTGTCCGCCTCTACGGTCAATGGACGGTTCTCATACCAGTTACCTGTTTCACTATCAAACTCACGACACATATCTGCAATCTGGGATGCGGTGATAGGATAACCTTTGGCATATGCATTACCTGCAATGGAAATCATTATCTTATACATCTTAGAATACCAACCCGTTCCACTAATTGTTTGGTACTCTACACCTAGTCGTTTAGGCCAAAACGGACAGTCGCGGTATGACGACCATCTGTAGTCGGTGTTATTTAGACTATCCTTACGATGTTGAATTATCGCTTGTTGCACTTCAACAGGAAATCTATCTAAGAACGAATTTCCGGTCTTCTCATGGTACGGGTGTTTTGCAATCAACTCAGACGTGTTGAGAGCAGACCCACCAGAATTAACAATAAAGAAACTGTAAGCGTCCTTATACTGACCTGGCGCATAGTACATACGTGCGAGGTCTTTGGTCTGTGGATCACCCAACTCACCTAGTTCGGTGTTAAGAGCGTGCCAAAACGATTTAATACGAGCATTTTCAATCTGTTCATCCAGACGAAATATGATACGAAATTTAAGATTGTCTCTTCTACATCCTGATGTATTA